AGACGGGCAAGTCCATGCGGTAATTGCGGGCCGCGTCTGCGAAGTCAACCTCGATCAGCGTGCAACGATCATCGAGCGCAACCCATGCTTCGGTGAAGCTGTCTTTCTTGGTGTTGCCCACGGTGAAGAGCTGCACCGGATCACCGGGCGCGTCGAGGATCACGCTGTACCGCATTCCAAGCTGAATGATGGATGCGCGGCTCATGCCGCCGATGATGCCCAGCGCGTGCCACGCATCTCCTGCTTGATCAAAGGTGCCCGAGAAGATATGCCGGCGCGTCTGGCTGCCGTCCTGATTGGTCACAATCTGATCGTTGAATGCGGCCCACGCAACGAACGCGGGAACGTCGATCATGTTGGCGGCGATGCCCATGCCGTACAGCGGATTGGTGAGCATGTCATAAGCCACGATGGCTGGGTTGTCATGCCCATAGGCGGAGAGCTGCGCGGGGATCACGGTATCCGCGCCAATGTCATGGGTGATGGTGGCCATAAGCTGAATGCTTCCGCCGTTGAGCTGAGACGTGGCCAGGGCCTTGACGCCCACGAGGATCATGTTCGGGTAAGAGAGGTTCGACCAGAAAATCTCATTGATATTCCACAGCCAGCAATCGCACACGGTTTGTGAGCTGGTTGCATCGCTGTAGAAGATGTAATGGTTGTTATCCCACTCCCACGCCGTCTTTGTGATGCGCACGTCCCATTGGCCGGCGGTGAGGCCGTAGACGCTTACGGTGTCAAAGAATGCGGAGAAAGTGCAGTTCTCAACCACGCGGTAACCCTGCCACCAATTGGTGACCAGAGCTTGATTGAGGTTGGGGTCGCACGGCTGCCACTCACCCTTGAACGTGGCGGAGGTGTTTGAAGTGGAACCGTTCACGTTGATGGTGCTCACCGTTTCCGTGTTGCTCCACAGGTCGCCGGGCGTGTGCGTGCCATTGTCACTGGCGTAGACGATGCCTGAACCAGCAAAGCGATCGGTGGGCACCACAACCCACTTGGGCCAGGTCTGCGAACCGTCGCTGTGCGTGGTGGCAACGGTCTGTGTGTTGTTGGGGAAGAGTGGAGATGTCCAAGTGTTGGTGTTGTGCGGCGATACCTCAATCTTGTAAATCACCTTGAGCGGAACATCGTTGCCGTCGCCGGTGATGCGGTAGAGGCCCGAGGGGAACTTGACGGTGATGTCGAGGCCCTGCACGTTAGTGCCCGTGCCCTGCACCACGATAGAGCCGTTCGAGATGAGCATTTCAATCTCTTGCGGGTATCCGTTGGTTGTGCGGTCAAAGCCATCGATAGGCGGCTGATTGTTGGTGCCCAGGCGTACCTGATACGAGCAGTTACTAAAGACGGAAATCGGCTGTTGGTTGATGAGCACGTTGGAAACGTTCTTAGCCTGGCCCCAGCCGTAGCAGACAAGGCAGTTAATGTAAGCGTCGGTGCCGTCGAAGTTGACGTAAGACGAAATGACGTTTCCGCACCAGCCCATGGTGCCGTACGCCTTGGGAACGGGCACGCCGGGCTGTGCTAGGCCCTTAGGGCCGGTGGGATCGTAGGTTGAGGACCACGATGGAGAGCTGGGCTGTCCCGGTGAGAAGGCCCAGGAGATGAGCATACTTCCGCCCATGAGAGCGGCGGCTCCGATCAATCCGGCGGCGGTGCCCGACATGCCCATCATGGCCGCGAAGCCGGCAAAGCCCACGCCGACGCCGGTGAAGCACGCGACGAGCGTCAACAGGGCCACCATGGAAATCATTTCCCACACCCGGCCGCCGGCGGCGCGCGGGAAAAGCACTAACTCGTCTCCCGGTTCGACGGCTGTTGACCATAACTCCTCATCCGGAATCAGTGAACCGTTGCGGCTGCATTTGTAATCGTCCAGATGGATTTCGGCGCGGGTCACAAGCGCGGCGGCGCTCTCATTGTCGAGCGGAGCTATCTCGATCACGCGGCGCTCTTCCACGTGGAAGGGATTCAGATTTTCAATGATGCGAACGGGGCGGAGGCTCAGCGTGGCCGGTAGATCGGGCAACACGTACGGCGCGGGCGCGGCCTCGGCGATAGAGACAATCTGCGGATTTAGAGCGGGGATGAGTCCTGTTTCCATCGATAGAAGCCCTCTATTCGAGCTTTCCATGGAAACGAGTTATACCGCTCTTTTGCCACCCCCGCGCCCTCACGTGAATGCAGCATGTATCCATCTCCACAGACCACGCCGATATGCCAGCGCGGATTGAGTGAGCGAATCAGGATTGCATCTCCCGGTTGAGGATCGGTGACTAACTCCCAATCGGCAACCGCAAGCGCCACGGCGTCTACTTCGCTGGCGTACGCGGGCACCGGGAAGCCGAGACGGCGCTCAATCTCAAGAAAGAATCCGACGCAATCATAGGCATCCGGCCCACGTGCGTCCTCACGCCACGGCTTAGGTAGCAAGTCTGCCCACAGCGAATAAGGGATCGTCCTCAATTCTGCGCCGCCAGCACTGTGCCGTTGGTTCCGATGCCGGGGAATGCTCCGAAGCGTCCGGCGTTGTTATGCACCTGGCAACCGTTCGCGCCGTTGTACGTGCCATCGCAGTTAGTGAGCGGCCCGGTGTATCCACACCAGATGCTCTTGTAGTGCGAGACGTACATGCAGAAATTGGCGCGGTAAAGGAACTTGGGAAAGAGTTGGCGCAATGGCGAGGGAGCGGAGAGAGAGAACGTGACCAGCTCCGCCGTGCATACAGACTTCATCACGGTTGTGGAGACGGCCAGATCAGGCTCACCGGCCGGGTGCGCTGTGTTGTACACGTATACGTTCGCAATGGCCCCGGCAATGCCGCCGTACTGCTCAATGACGCCTTGCAGGATGCGCATGGTATTGGACGCCTTCAACACCATCGTGGGGAGTTGTCCAGAGCCTGGCTGCTCAGCGGAGAATTCAAAGTTGAAGGGCTGATAAGTCTGCACGCCGTTGCCGTCTCCGGCATCGAACTGGATCGGGTCAACGTTGCGCGCAAAGCGCATGTGTTGCCCGTTCCAAATGATGTCGAGCAGCAAGAGCCAAGCATCTCCGGAAGCCAGCACGAACTTATCGCGCTGGGCAGCAAGAGAGAGAACGGCCATGGGAGAGACGGCGGTGGGCACGGTTATACCTCCGTCAATTCGAGTTTGGCTCCGTACACTTTTACGCCGTTGCCCCAGCCGATGTCGGCAATTTCAGGCAGCGATGAGAAGCGCACAAGGCAGCCCAGCGGCTGCGATCCAACCATGCGGCCGTAGGGCGTGAGCGGGGTGAGCAAGCTACAGCCCACCGTGTCCCATGAGACTGAGGCGGAGCCGTCAAGCGTGATGGCCGAGGCGGTGGAGTTGGCAAGCGTGGCGAGGAGACTCACTTTGAAGCTGGCCGCACTGGCTGGCACGGTGAACTGATAGCCGTACGTCTGCCAGCCGACGCCGATGGTTGCCGCCGTGCCGTTGACCGTTGACAGCGCGCCGCCGGCGGCATTCAAGTAAGACACGCTCACTTGCGCGCCAAGCACGCCCGCCGCCAGTGTGCCTTGGATCGCATCCAAAGCCGCTGTGAAGACGTAGACCTCACCGGGGGTACATGACACCGCCTGATCGCACGTGAGCGCGCCTGTGACGGTTGTGTTCGCGGCAATGGTCTTTGTGGCCACGGTTCTGAACTTGATTGCCTGGGTGCCGTCCGCAACCGGAGTAGTGCCGACGCCGATGGACTCCTGAGCCGGCGCGCTGGAGACGGCCCACCCAAAGACAAGATCGGCGGCGGTGAGCGCCGGAAATTCAAAGGACCAATTGGGCAAGAGGTTGGGAAAGAGAAAGCTGTTGCCGCCGCGCGCCGCGTAGCTGGGTGACATGAAGAACTCATCCAATGCGCGGATGTCTTCCGCTACGAGGTTGCGGACGTTGAACGGCCAGGTGCGCCGGGCGCGGGTGCCACGCGGGCGTGTGGAGACATACCCGCTCTCCGCCGGATCGCGGATCGTGTCATCCTCGGTTTTCTTCGAGGTGTCCATCGAAGGTTGGCGCGAAAGTGACGGAAAGATGAGCGGGAATGTCGCCATACCCTCACTGTGCGGCGATTACGGGAAAGGCCGCAAAATAAGGCTATGCAACTCAAGGCGACGGTGGATGTAAGTGAAGCGGTGGCCGGATTGAACGATCTGCAAAAGAGGCAGATACCGTTTGCCATGGCCAAGACGTTGACGGGATGCGCGAAAGCCGGACAGACCGTGGTGCAAGAGAACCTGGGCGGCAAGTTCACACTCCGAAACAACTTCACACAGCAAGGCATCCGCATCAAGCCGGCGGAAAAGAATGGCGCGGTGATCGAGGCCGACGTTCACACGGACACGGCCAACCGGGCCACGGGCGCGCCGGATTACCTTTTGCCTCAAGAGGACGGCGGAGAGAAAGTTCCCCATGGCGGCCGTGAATACCTGGCTGTGCCTACCCGCTACTTACGTCGGATGTGCCCAGGCGTCATTCCCCAGGAGCTGAGGCCCCGCAACCTGCTGGGAGCCGTTGGAGGCCGCTACACGGCCATCACGCGCAAGAAAGGCCAGATCGCACTGCGCAACCAAAAGCAGGTGCGCGGCTTTGTCTTTTTCCTACAGGACATCTCAGATGGGCACAAGGCCATCATGGGGCGGTATTGGACAGATCGGGACGCCTACCCGTTTTACCTGCTCATTCCGGAGGCGCACATCAAGCCAAGGCTCGAGATGCAACGGGACGTGGAACGCGCCGCACAATCGGCCTTCCCGGAGCTATGGGCGGGCACATGGCGTCAGATCATGGCGCGCGGGTTGCGGATCACATCGTAACGGTTGGGGTGTGTGGTAGACTGCGGTCGCACTACGGAGGGTAGGCGTGAACGGAAGCTCAGTGGATGGGATCGTTTTGGTTGGGTTGATCGCTGTACTTTATTTTCTACCCTTATGGGTTGCGGCTTCCCGCCGCTGCAAGGCTGGCGCGGGCATCGGTGTGGTGAATATCTTCCTGGGATGGACGTTCATCGGATGGGTGGTTGCGTTAGCCTGGGCTGCATGTGGAGAGCAAAAGCCAAAAGAACTCCCCGCCGATTAGCGGGGATTGTCGCTCATTGGCTTGAGCTTGGCAATGTCAAACGTACCCTGCTCTGGCATCACCATTGTCAGCCGAAAATGACCTTTCCAGAATCCGGTCTGAAGATCAGTCCGAAAGTAATACTCTTTCCCCGGCTCAAGTGTGACAACCGCTCCAGCCTGTTTGTCATTGGCATAAAACGTGTGGGGTCCAGGCGAAAGCTTGACATCGAACACAGTGCCACCCTGAATTCTCCCGACCTCATCCCCATCGCAGTAAATCGAAGGCTTGAGGAGGCTGCCTACATATTGCTTATAGCGGTAAAAATGGACCGTGGCATCCGCAACAGTAGCCTGTTGCGCATCGCAGACAGCGCACAGGGAACAAAGGACACACAAGAACAACAGAGTTTTTCGCATGGCCAGCATTATACCTCGACCGCTAGTGACCAAACATCCCTGCGAATCCTTGCGTGATGGCTCCATTGGTTTCCTGATCTTTCAATACAATTTGCAGGATCATCGCTTCCGCCTGGCCGCTCGATTGTTGGGTCGAATCCACCTGTTGGGGCGTGCCCATGTTGTTCAGGATGACTTGTACGCCGCCCGTTCCCGATCCGGCACCCTTCCCTACCTGCAAGGCCCCAGCAGCCGGACTGAGCACGGTTCCCGCCCCGGCGGTGCCGGTCCCATTCGATATCGGGCCGGATTTCTTTCCAAACAGGCCCTTCAGTAAGCTCTCTGCGCCGCCGATCCCTTGACCCACCAGGCCGTTGTGCCCTCCGGTGCCCGCCCCGTGTGCGCCGCTGCCATCCCAGCCCTTGCCTCCGCGCCCGGAGGGATCGCCGAACAGCTCACCGAAAAGCTGAGACTCCGCCGTCTGCCCAATGTCTTTGAGCATGTTGGTACGAATCTGTTTCCACTGCCTATCCCACTTTTCGCCCAGGTCGAAGAGCGGATCGAACAGGCCATGCGCGAACTTTTCCGCCTCGTTATCGATGCTTTGGGCGTTGTTCTTAGATATTGGCGCAGCTATCAAAGAGTTCGCAGCAGCCTCGCCGCCTAATGATGTTATCTGATTCTGCACTTCGTTTCGCTTTTTACTTGTATCCCCGCCGCGACTTTGGATTTGCTCCAACTCGTTCAAGAGGGCATTGAGAACCACTATGTCGGCTGCATATTGCTTGGCGCGGATCGATGCTACCGCTTGGGCGGCGGCCTCCTCACTGATCGATTTAGCGGCCTTGTCGTGCTCGACGGCAGCCTCGGCAACCTTAGCGGTGGCAGCGGAACGCACCTCTGCTGCGGTCGCCTCCGCCTGAGCTGATTCCTCTTGCGCTTTGAGGGTATCTTCCCACGTCTTTGTAATCGCCTCAGTAATGTGGTCATTCTCGCTCTGTGCGTTCTTGGCGTCCGCAATCGATTCGCTCACAAATTCTGAGGTGATCTTCTTTTGTTCTTGAGCGTTCTTAGTGGCTACCTCCTTGGTGAGTCGGTTGATTTCGTTTAACGCTTCCAAGTATTGAGATGAGCCACGCTGAAACGCACCAATTCTCTTTTGCCAAAAAGCTATCTCATCTTCGATGGACATAGCGTGCTGGCGTTGTTGCTCCGCAAGCGATGTGCGATCAGCCTGCATACGGGCACGACTCTGTTTCTCTAGCACCTCGGGATCAGTAGGCGGCAGTTTCGCCGGGCCAGTTGGATGCGCCGTCGAGCCGGCAAGATTTTGCGCCGCGTGAAGTTGTGCCAGGTATTCATCGAGCGGGTGTTTGCCATCATCGGAAAGCCAGTGCCACATGTCTTTTGCCGAGGCGATGATGGTATCCATACCCTCGGAGAAATCGTTGACATAGGCGGTGATGGCCGGGGCTGCTGTGCCGGTGATGGTGAGGCTTAGACGCTTCCACGCGGCGTCCAGATCGTTCAAGGCGTGGTGCATGTCCTCCATTTTCTTGAGGTCATCCTCGCTGAAAATGGGTGCCTCCGATTTCATTTTCTCAAGAGCCTCCGATCCTTGATTCAAAATCGGAATCATGTCCTGGCCGGCCTTGCCAAAGAGCTTGACGGCGGCAACGTTCTTTTCGATGCCATCGGGCATCTGTTGAAATTTATCGGCAACCAACTCCATTACGCCGTACATGTCATTGCCCTTGGTTTTTACTTCTTCGGCGGAGATGCCAAGGATTTTGAAGCCCTCAGAGAGCTTGCCGGCGTCCGTCTCATGAATGGCCTCGGCAAGTTTCTTTCCCGATTTCGCCACCGTCTCAAACTCAACACCGCTGGCGGCGGCGGCGTACTTGAGCACCGAAAGGCTATCTGTCGAGATCCCGGTTTGTTGATGGAGTTTGCCTATCTGTACGCCGGCCTCCATCGTAGAGGTGACCATTTCCCTTAAGCCGTTGACAACCTCTCCGATGCCAACCGTGATGCCGGCATATTGGAGGCCCTGCATCAAGCTCTGTCCGATACCTGCAAGGGAACTGGAAGCCTCTTTGGCTTTCGCCTCAGTCTCATCCAAGTGTCTCTTGATTGCGTTGAAGACTTCGCCGGTTTTGTCTTCGCCGGATACGACAACGATCACGCCGCCCTTACTTGCCATCGGTTACACCGTCCTTTTCTGATTGTGCCCTGAATGCGGTTACCAGCGCACGTGCTTTAGCTTCGTCGCTCTCGAACACCGGCGCGGGCGTGCTGCGGCGCTTGCGGCCCATAAGCATGTCCGGTGTGAGAGGATCGGCGTCCTGTTTCTTGTGGGGAAGTAAGAGCCAGCTCACCATCCATGCGGACTCCTCACGGCGTTCGCGCGTCTCGCGCTTGTGACGGGCGGAGCGGCCCTCGAGAATAAGAATCAACTCGCTGTATTGGAGCCGATAGAACGCATCGGGCGCGAACCCCAGCTCACCACAGACGATGCGGAAAGCATCTTCCCATGTGGTTTGCTTGCGCGCGGCGCGCTTCGATTTAGCGGGCTTGGAGTTCGCCTGGGAAGCTCCGCCGTAATACTGATTGAGGGCACGGCGGATTGCCAAAACGCCTTGCTCCGCCCAGTTATGCCGCTCACTCAACCATCGCAAGTCTTCCATGGTGAGCGTCTCGCTGTGCGCCTTTGCGTCCTCTTGCAGCGCCGCCCACAGGTAGAGACGGAGGTTGTCTTCATTGACGGCGAGCGCCCACTCCCGCTCACCCGTGGCCGGGTTGATGCGGTGGCCCACCTCTTCCCAGGCCGGGGCCTCTTTACCGCCGGCGTTGCGAATCAGTATCTCGGAGCCAAGATTGATTTCCACGCGCCGGCGGCGGTCGAAGTCAACAAAGATCGGTTCTTTGTAGAGCACTACGTTTTGCATTTGTCCTCACCAAACCACCCCGAACAAAAAAGAGGGCCAGCCGGCTACAAGGCGGCTGGCCCTTCCCTCAAAGCTCCCAGGTGAAGGCATAACCTGGGAGCGCCCATGAACTTACTGTGCAGTGATAGTGAACCCTTGGTTGGCGGCGTTGGCAAGCGAGAATGTCGCGTCTTGCAAATCCTTCATCTTGCCACTCCACTTGTAGCTTGGAATGACCACCGTTCCCGCGTAAACGTCAACGCCGGAGCCGGTCCCCTGCAACGGAAAGAGATAGATTTGCAGCGGCGTACGGTTGATGAGCGCGGCCAGAAAGCCTTCCTGCCCGGCATCGCCGGCAATGTAATCGAGCTTGGCGGTAGCAGTGAAATCGAGCATCCCCAACATGCGACCCTTCCACGATCCGCCATGGTCGCTCGAATCCAACTCATCCGCCTTGAACTCGCCGTCAAGGTCCTTGAGACCGGCAAGAATCTGCATGGCTCCGCCGGCGGCCGGAACGTAGCCCAACTGCGCTTGATAGCCTTGCAGTTTTAAGGGCGTCACATTGACGGCGGTTACCGTCTCATTGGCCGTTCCGGTTCCGCCGGTATAAATAGCATCGCTAGTCACATCGGGTGTGTAGGTTGTGGTGAGTGCGTTGACGCCTACCGCCAATGCGCCTGGCGGGATGGCGATGATAGCGGAGCCGGCCACCAAATCCACGGCGGCGGATGCGAATGCGCCACTCACGATTTTTACAGCTCCGGTGGGTGTGGCACCTGTGCCGGTGACGGCAACAGTGACCGCAACCGCCTGCACTGCGGTGACGGTAGTAGGCGCTGGGGTGACGGTTACTGTAGGCACAAGCAAAGACATTTCTTATTCCTCCAGGCTCACAACTGAGAGCCGTACGTCTTATTGATTGACGGGTCATTCCGTCCTACCTCTACTTCAACCCGGATCGTCATATCCACGCAAACTTGGTCGCTTGCAGACTTGTCCACGTAACCGATTTCGATGTTATCGACGTAGACATCTTCGACAAGCTGGCCGAGGGTAGGATCGATGCGGATGCGTTGCCATGCCCACAGCACGATAGGATCGGCGGCCAGGTCAACTTCGCTGGTTGCGGCGATGCTGGCGCGTACCACCATCGTGGCGTCGATCTTTACGGAGTCCTGGGCGCATTCGTACTTGCAATCGATCTTGGTGGGGTATAGGTTGCCGGCGGTTTCAGTGTTGTCCACCGCCTCAAAGCGCGCCCGGTAGAACGTAGCGGGCGCGCCGTGGGCGTTGAGTGTGGTCATGATGGCCGTTGCGGCCTGGGTCCAAATGGTCTGAGCCATAGCTCACTCCGTTCGCAGGGATCAGGGGTCAGGGGTCAGGGATCAGGGGTCAGTTAAAAGGCGGCGCTGTACGCTTCATCGGGAACTTTGGCCGGGCTTGAGTCCTTGCTATCGAGCAAGACAAGCTCCTCAGCAACGATGTTGGTTTTCCAGCGCTTCTGTTGGGTGTCGTCTTCCCAGGAGATGGTGCGCAGGCGGCCGGAGATGTAGACCTTGGAACCTTTGCGGAGATAGTCACGGGCGATTTCAGCCAGGCGGCCAAAGAGGATCACCGAATGCCACTCGGTGTGATCTTCCCACTGCGGCCCCGCCTTATCGCTGTTGGGAACTTTCTTCCGTTCGTTGGTTGCGATGGAGACCGTCGTCCGCAACGTTCCATTTTGCGATGCTTTGGTTTCCGGCGGCTGGCCTACGTTGCCCAACAGGGTGACTGAGTTCACGCTCTTGCTCATGGTTGACGTTCCTTTCAACGTGCAACATTCGATTCGTTAATCCGGTTTGCATGAATGCCTCATGTGCGCTTGAGATACAGCTCTGTAACCTGCATGTCGCGCGATTCAGGCAGGGAGTGGACGGTGTACGAGACACCGCCCACAGTGATGGGGTCAAGAGGTTTGGGCGTGGCCGTGAAAGCGTTGTACGGGATGTGCAGCACTATCGTGTTGCGCTCGAATCCGCCGGGGCCTCCGCCGTGTGAGAAAACATCGCTAGATGTATCAAGGATTCCGTTCACGGCCGGCTCGTTATTCCAGATCACTGGAGACTGTTGGCCAAAGTCATCGAAGAATACGTGCAGATCGGAATCACCAAACATGAGCGCGCCTAGAAGTTCGGATTGTTGGTCAACGCGTCCTGCGTAGCGTTGAAGGTGGATTGATCGGCGGTAAGCTGGGTTTGCGCGGCGGCGACCGCAGCGGTGTCGGCTGCGATGGTTGCGGCGGTGACCGTGGCGCTTGTGGCCAGGACCGCGCGCCCGGCGGAGACGATCCAGGCCGCGTCTCCGTCGGACACGTCCACCGTGTCTCCAGCGTTGTGAATCTGGCCGTTAAAAACGCCGGCTTGGGTGAGGGTGATTGCCGTCACGTTACTTGCCTTTCTTTGCGACGGCCAGCTCTGTTTCGAGGTTGGCAATGCGGGCCTTGAGAACTTCCTCGGTGGACGGTTGCGCGGCGCGCTTGGCGGCCTCTTCGGTGGACTTGATTTCCGCCTTGACGGCGGCGACGTTCTCGCCCGTAGCCTCGGCCACGCGGTCGTGTTGGAGAAGGTACTTGAAGTTGTGGCCGGACATCTCAACCACTTCGCCCTTTTCCATGCGCTCGCCGTCCACAACCATGTCAACCCGCAACACGGCCTTGACGGTTTTGTTTCCTTTGTTCGCTGTAAGCATCGATCACCTCGGCGGGGCCTCGCGGCCCCGCAGTTGTCAGTTATCAGTTGTCAGTGGACAGTTACCGGGAAAGCATCACCCCGATTAGCTGATTGCGATGTAGGGGTTGGCAACGAAAGCCGCAACGTGCCGGCAAGCGATGTCGTGCAGCGCGCGCTGGGTGACAACAATCGCGCCACTGGCGGCCTGGGTGTACGGATCGACGACCACCTCACGCGCGCCCCAATCGGCAACGATCAACTGGCCCCAATCGCCAAACACGGCGTTGTGCAGGATGGAGCCGGTTACGCCCGCCTTGGTTCCGTTCTTGGCAAGCTGGTTGGTGACGGCCGCGCGATAGCCGGCGGGGCCTTGCGTGTCGATGCCCAGCGGGTCCTTGGGGCCGTCATCCCAGATCGGGAGAGCATAGCCGGATGCAAACTTCGGCGTTGCCTTGAGCTGGGCGCGTACTTCCGGCGTGAACATGAATCCGGAGGTGGCCACATCCGCGTTGGCGGCTGCAACGGTGGATTCAAATGCCAGAATGTCAGCCCAGGTGAGCGGCTTGCCGCCATCACCGAATGCAGTACCGGAAGGCGAAAGCAGCGTGAGGCCGGTGAGGTTCATCAGGCCAACCGGGTTTGCGCCGCCGGTGGGACCACTGAGCGCGGCCAGGTCAAGGGCCAACAGAATCACCCTGTCCTGATCGGCGCGGGCCAGGCCCTCGATGTCGGGCGCGGTTTCCGCCAACAGTTCCACGGTCCATGCGGTCTGCGTCGAGATGCGGTGCGGGGTCACGGAAATAAAATCCATGGAGAGATCGGACGGAGTAACAGCCGCGCCCTCACCCACCCACTGCGCAGTGCCGGCACCGGACTGACGAGGCAACCGGATAACTCCGGTCAACCCACCCAGGCGGCGCGCGCCAAGCTGCTCAACGCGCGGACGATTGCGCAGAATCTCGATGACTTCCGGCCGCGTGTAGGTGGCCACGGCGGCGGCTTCGGAGGTTACCGCAATCTGGCCGGCTCCGCTACCGATGCCCTGCGTACCGAGAGCGCGCGACATGGAATCCGGAATCAGCGGGCCTTCCGTGGTGATCTTGAGGCGCTTTTTCAGTTCATCGCTGAACTCACGCTCCAAGGCCGCATCGCAGAGAGACGCGGAAAACGAGCCGGGGCGGGCCGCATTGGTGAGTGAACGAACCAACCGGAACACGGAGAACCGCTTCTGATCAGACTTATCCATCTCGCCGAAAAGGTTGGTGCCGGCGGTGCCCACCTTGCTGGCATCGTTAGCGGCGCAAATCTTGCGCGAGACCAGATCGCGGAACTTGTCCGAGGAGGTGTTATCGGCGATGGCTTTCTGGGCCTCGTCAATGGTGACGTACTTGCGGAAATCGGAATCGGTCGCAACGGCCATGATGTCATTGCGCCGCGCAAGCTCAAGTTCCGCTGCGGTTTTCTCAGCCGTTTCGGCCATGTTTCTTTTCTCCTGTGCGGGTGGAACAACGATTGCGGGTTGTGCAGCGGGAGCCGGATCGGCGCTCCGCCGCAAGACGGTTTCAAACTCAACCGGGAAATCTTGGTCACCGGACTCGGAGCGACCTTGGCCCACGGTGGGATCGGCGGGCACGGTGACAAGCGATCCGTCGAACGGTTCCCAATCGCGGACCTCGCAGCGGGCAATGCAATCACATGTGCTATCGCTGCAATTAGCGCAATCTCCGGCCTTGCACTCGTCGCAATCGCAAGTGCAATCCGGGTCCGCAGTGCGCACCATCTTGTGAACGCGATAACCCACCGAGGCGGAAGTGAGAATCTTGTCGTCGTAGTCCTGGCGCTTTTCCTGCGCAAACGCCGAGCGGCTGAACGGCCCCTCAACCACAAGCCGGCCGTCTTTGATTTCGTACTTATCTACAATGCCGAGCTGTTTGTTGGGGTCGTGATTGAAGTTATTGGGAACCTGGCCGGAATCGAGGCGCTCTGTGCGAATGCTCTTCTTATCGTGCTGAAGAACCTCATTGCCCGGACCAAACCAATAATTCCGCTGGTAAGGGGTTTCACTGGAGACGGCAAAGCGAAACCGGCCCGGATCGGGGCCGGACAGCCGTTCGCCCTCTTTCGGCTCCGCGTCTATTTTTGCGGCCCGATACTGCATCGGAAGCGCCGCCGGTATGCTCTTAGTGCTCATAACTTCACTGTGCGGCGGAATGGAAAAAGCCCGCCAATTTCGGATCACACAGTGATGAGCATTTCCTGGCTGAGCCGCTGAGCTGCGATTTCGCAGTAACGCTCCTCGCGCTCAATGCCGATGGCAGACAAGCCCAGGGCCTTGGCCGCTTCTAACGTGGTGCCACTGCCCATGAATGGATCGAGCACGGACTTACACGTATCGGGCGCTTGCAGGATGGCCCAGCGCATCACGTCTTGCGGTTTCTGCGTTGGATGTGTGCGCACATCTTTGCAGCCGGGCTGCACAAGAAACCCATTCCATCGATAAGCGATCCGGCGCACGGCTTTGTTGAGATTGGTCCAAGCCAGTTCGCAATCGGCAAAGTCTGTATTGCCGCGCAACTTATCCCACACCAGCCAGCACTTGGAAGGTGGGAGTTGAAAGTAATTGCCGCCAAAGATGATCTGGTACGGCGCGCATGAGCGGATGAGGTCTATCAGCTCCGCATCGGGCGGAGAATCGTCCCAAGCACCGTCGCCGTAATCACGTTTGGCAATCATCTTGCCGGCCGCCAAGCCGGTGTGGTGTTGCTTGACGCCGTGGCCGCCAAACTTATGTCGCGCCGCGCCGATGCCGTACGGCGGATCGGTGCAGAGGAGAGCAGCTTTTACGCTGCCCCCCCTTAACACCTCGCGACAATCCCCGCAATAGATGGTGATACCCGCGTGCTCATAGTACGGAGTCATTGACGCTCTTTCGACTTAGCTGAACAGGTGGAAGCTGAAACAGCGCGGGTTGGTGGTAGGCGCGGTCGTGGTGATGGTGAAGCTGGTACCGATGACGCGCGCCGAGACGGTGGGCGGAGCGGTGGCCGGCGTGGTGTTACAGGTAACGCCCAGGTTGGTGCCGAGCGAGGAATCTTCCTGCACGATGATGTGCGATCCGGACGCAACCGCAGAGTCATTGACCACCACGGTAGTAGCGCCGGCCGCCACAACCACGGAGCCGGTGAGGTCGTTGGCACAGACCGCTGGGGCCGTCTTGGAGACGCAATCGAGACCGCCGTAGATGGGATGGCCCAGCGTGTCATAGGCGATGGGCGTCTGCTGTGCGCTCTGCGCGCTCGAAAATGAAACAGCCAACGCAAGCGCACATGCACAGACCAAACCGAAAACCGCGAATTTCAATTTCATATTCCCTCCTTGGGAATGGGTTGAGGCATCGAGACCACGATGCGGTGGATTAGTCAACCACAGTGCCGGCGCAAGTTTTGCCGTCATAACTCCACACCACGAGAGTGCTGAAATTAACCCAGGTGGGAATTACAAAGCTATTTCCGGACATGGACACATTTCCCACGGTCCATTGCCAGGTGCAACCCGATCCGAGAGTGACAGTCTGCGCACCGGCGGCCTCACCCATGGCATTGAGGACGAGCATGTAACGCCCTCCGGCCACCATGCCTGTGAGGTTGATGGTGCGCGCGGTGAGACCGTCCGCAGTCGGCACGCACGATTGCAGCGGCTCGGCACCGCAGTTGGTTTGCGGACCGGCCAGAGCGTAGAGCGGCAACGTCGCCGCGTTGAGGTTGGGATTCGTGGCGTTCCACGTGACCACCGCCGCATCGGTAAGCGCAACGGGCGTAATGGAACCCCCGGCGGTGATGTTATTGCTTACCATCGAATTCCACATGCCGATCATGTCTGGAGGCCCAGGCAATCCGGGGAAGCTGGTTTGCGGGAGAGTCAGCACGGGGATGTAGTTATCGAAGTTGCATACGCCGGCCTGGCACCAATCGGTTGGCGAGGTTGCGGTCCCGTGAGGTTGAACGCATGAGTAGCCCGGCCCCAGAACCTGTGTGCCGTTGAGCTGCGCGGTTACCTTGAAACAGAGGTCCGGAGGCGTAGTCAACGTGACATCGGGAAGGGTGATTGAAAACACGCCCGCCACAGCGTAGGTTGTGCAGGCTAGAGAGATGGACTGGCCGCCATTCGGCATCTGGTAACTTGCCGCTATGCCGTTCGCCAACGTCGGCTGGAAGGACACAATGCCCGTGAGAGGCGTCAAGCCGCCAAGATCGGAGGCGGTCACAGTGACCGTGCCTTGTGTGCCGGCAACCAAAGACGAACAGGGTACAGTCTTCACGGTCTGCGCGGGGAGCGATGCGATTCCGCAAAGCATTGCAAGCGTGATGAGGGTGATGCGAATCAGTGTCTTCATTGTTCGTCCTCTTTCGTCAAGTCCCACAGCGCGGCGTTGGCGGGGTGCATTCCGCGCGTGAGTTCACGGGCTTTTGGTTTCGCGGGCGCGGGCTTGGTTTGGCCCTTCGGCTTGGCGGGTTTGCCGGTGCCTTGGGTGGCTGGCTTTTCGTCGCCCTCTTTCGGCTCTCCGCTGCCAGCATCCTCGGGCGTCTCATCTTCGTTGTTGATTTCGCTTGTGCCCTGGCCGCGAATATCGGTGCCGAGCGCCAAGCCCATTTCGTCCGCGAGATCCTGCTCACGCTTCAGGCCCTCATAAACGTCCATCAAATCCAGGCCGCGCGCGTTGAGGTTTTCCTCGTGAGTTCCCAGCCCGTTTTGGATTTCAAGGGTGATGGCCTGTACGTCTTTGAGCGGGTCGAACCATGGCCAACGGCGCGGCTCCCACTTGAGGAATTC